AGAGCTTCTGAACTGCGCCGCATAACAGAATCAGGACTGCCTTGAAATCCTCTGTATCGATTTGTTAATAGGTTCCATGTTGTATCAAGATCTCGTAACACTTCCGACCGCTCTTTAATAAGTTTTTCAACTTTCTTTGGAGCTGCCGTATTATCGATGATTGTATCGTACTCGTCGATAATTTGATCACGTATAGTTTTAATTTTTGAATCGCCAAAACGGCGGGTAAATGCAATCTCTGGGCTCACCTGTTTGGTATAACGATCTGCTAAAAATAATATATCTGTCTCGACCCAATCCTGTATTTTGTCATCAGGGATATTAAATGCTCGCTGTTTCATCGGCCCAGTTTTTCCTGCAACTGGTGGCTCAAATCCTGCATCGGCCTTAGTGCGGATTAAATTATTAATTGTAGAATTAACAGAGTCTCGTAAATACCTATCAAAGGCTTTAGGTGTCGAGAAGTTTGCATCAAAATCTTTCTGTGCTTTTTGGGCTCGAACTGTCAGCTTGCCTGTTTTAGTTTTTCTTTGCATCTCCACCTCTAGGCGTGCCTTTATCTTCGAAAGTTGTTGGCGGAACCACGGCTCGACGCTTTGTTGAAATTCATTTCGATTGCGCTTGATTTTATCTGCACGCCAGAAGCGATTAAGATAACGGGCTCCTTCACGGGGGGTTGAGATACCGTCTGGTAATAATTTTAACTCGATTAATTCTTCTGCGAAATCATCGTAAAAAGTTTTAAATCGTTCGGAAGCTCGGTTGATAATGGGATTAGGATGGGGCTCGTCCAGTTGGACAGCCTTTCCGACTTCGCGACGGAATTGCATATAGTTAAGTTTATTAGGCTGGCTTTTTACGTCTTTACGATATGCCTTCCAATCTGTAACAAACGAGTCTACGTTTTTAGCAAAAGATTGATAACGGCGTTTTAATTCTAATTCCATTGGCTCGCGTATGGCAATGCCTTCGCGTACAGCCTGGGGTTTAATTGAGACATCGGCGAGTTCAAGAAACGTAGTCCGTGCTTTTGTACTGGCGGATGTCATTAATCGTACAGTCGGATTAAATACTTTATTTACTTTAATAAGGCCGTCAAATACTTTACCCATAACCTTCCCTTCTGGGCGGGCGATTCCCGCCTGGGCTTTTGTTAGTTTAAGACTGGCTGCTCCAACGCTATCGTTAAAGTCTGCAAACTCACCGAATGATTGGGGTAATTTACCTTGGTTGACTTCGCTTAATGCACGGAAGCGACCGTTTAATTCGGTACCGGCTTTCGAGACTGTTTTGTTTGTTAGGGCTGCGCCACCGGCTCCTATAATCCCTGATAGAGTCGCGCCGGCAAGCGTGTTAATAAAAACTTCTTCGTCAGTTCGTCCTGCCTGTGTTTCTTGTAATAATTTTTCTTCTGCAAAATTTGTAATACCAGCGACACCAGCAGTTACTGAACCGGCACGGAAAGCTGTGGCCCCTGCTTTTGCAAAAGTAGCTATTAGTCCACCTGCAAATAACGAAGAGGGAGATGCTAATGCGCCTGTCATGCTCGCAAGGAAGCCGGCAGTGCCAGCATCTTGGAGACGTTGACGTGAGCGAAGATCTTTTCGGATGTCAACTAACTTAGTTCTATATTCCCCTTTTGTATCGGCAAATGCTAGATCATCTAAATATTCAACAGGGATCTGATCCTGCGTGGCCTGATCAATCGGATCAAAACCTGTCTCTAGATCGACGTCTGTATCCCGGGAAACTAGTTTTGCAAGGGCAGTAAATCCACTATCAATATTAAAGCCATCGCCAATAACATCGGTGAAGCCAAGCTCCTCCGGGTTCTCGGGTATTTGATTATCGGGAGTTCTAATCCGTAAATCTAATTTGCTTTTTTCAAATGGCATTATTCGCCCTCTTTCATTCGGTTAACGGTATCGGCTAACGCTTTAATCCGGAACATTGAAGCTTGCTCGGCGGGGGATACACCTGCGGCACTTAAACGTTTTTCCCGTGCCTCTCGTGTTGCTTCTTGGATTTGTTGTTGAGCATCCGAGGATGTTGTAATATCTGGCCTCCATAGCATGACATCGTTATCTTCGTCTAGTAGAAGTGTAGGCATTCCATTCTCATCTTCATAATAAACGACATAACCGGGGCGGCCCGAATTGATTGTCGTCGGCTCTGGTGTAATAAAGAAACCTCGATTGGTTTCGGGCAACAAACCGGTAAGATCCGTTTTTAACTGGGATTGCATCCAGTCCGGGTTTAATCCTCGTTGATTATAATAATTTTCTGGAGCATCTTTCATATACTCTTCATCGCCGTTAATGTTTGTAATCGACCAGCGGCTCTTTGTAATTTTATAGGCCAAGGCTTCGGCGTCAACTAAATCCATTTTATGGTCGATGGCGTAGGTTTGGTACAGGCGTTTCCAATCGTTTACCATGCCCGTAGGAACTGTGTCCGGATCATTGATGAAAAAACTAGTTATCTCATCCTGGTCAAATTCATTGCTATTCTTGAAATAATTATCCTGGCGATCTTTATGTTCTGTTGTATTCTTTTCGACAAGTAAATTATCGGCTGCCTTGACAGCATCGTCGATAGGTAACCCAGCATTGACCGAGTTTACAAGTTTTGTGACACGGGCTAAATCCTGGCGACTATTAAATTGTCGCGCTACATTCGGCTCTTGTACGATTAATCGATCAATTAAAACTGCTGAATTTATAACTTCCTGGTTTGATCCATTATACAAATTAGCTACTAGATTATTTTTGATAACTTTTGGAAGATGGTTAAATTGTTTTAAATGACTGGCAACTGCATCGGCCGAGGAAATTGTTTCTTCATCGATATTTTTCATAACGATGGTTTCAAAATAAGTATCTAGTTTTTCTCGGTCCGTGGCATTGGTGACATCAAGCGGACGACCTGATGCAATGGCATCTTCGACCTCGCCGATTGTTTGGGTTATAGTATTGGCTTGCCCAATTTTAGCGGCAAGTTCTTTTGATAATGAGAGATATTCAGAAATACCATAAACCCCGTTATCCAGATCTTCATCTAAAGATAGTTGGTTGGCCGTACCTTGAAAGATTTCTAGGCGTCGTTGATCGACGGCTTGTTTCTTGGTCGTGGATAATTCCTCTGCTGCGATTCGAAGATTGCCTTCTGCCTGTGCCTTGGCTGCGCGAAGATACTGATCCTTTTTGGCGGCAGTAATAACGCCATCATAGATTCCGGCCTTTAATTGTTGTGAGACTTTTTCTGGATCCTGCCCAATAAGACCTTTAATCTGGGCATCGGCTAATGTGCGGCGTGCGGCTTTAGAAAATTCTGATTTTGCTTCGTCACCGAAAATTCCTATTCCCTCTATGACGCTTTCAATTTCCTGTTCACGACTGGCAAGATTACCGGGATTATTGCGGATGTCGTTGGCTAGAATATCGATATTCTCGGTAGCTTTCTCTAATGTGACTCGTTCCGTTTGTTCGCTCTCAAATTTAAATGCGCTTAAAAATTGATTATTTCGCTGGGCTCCGAAACGTTGTGTTAAAGCATTGCGGGCTTCCTGGCTCGGGGCATTATCAATAGCGTCTTTATGCAACTGGTCCAGGCCCTGGATGAATGCATCGGTATATCCGACGGGTTGACCTTCACGGCTTGTTTGTAAATTCCTTCGAAGCGAAGCGGTCTGTTCGGTTACATTAATATGTGCCGAAGTAACATAATCTAAATCCCGGGTCCGCTTTACTTTAGCGGCCTCTTCGGCGACAAAACCTTGTAGCTCTTTGCTGATCGAGCCTATCGTTTCAACTATCGGATTAGGTATATTCGGCAAGGGCGCAGCCTGGCCGAGTCCTGATGTAGTAGGGATACCCCCCCGTGTTCGTGTTATATTAATTTTTGGCATAAAATTTTACCTAAATAAGTTACTGGCACCCGTCAAGAGCTGTGTTCCGGCTCCGATACGGCTTGCTGTTTCAGTTTGAATAGCGCGTCGTGTTAAAAATTGTCCCTCGCGGGTTGCTAGTTGTGCTCGTTGTGTCGCACCTCGGGCCTGTGTCTCGCCGCTAAATAATCGACGTTGGGCAGCTAGCTCGCCTTCTTCGGCTTCCTCTTGTTGAATTAAAAGTGCCGATCCCTCTGTAGATAAAATACCCCCGGCTGCAAGCTTAGCTCGTTGAGCAGATATGCGACGACGTGTATCTTCTCGTAATTCACCGGCTTCAACCTGCGCCGCCTGTCGGGCTGCTACGGCATCCTGTCGTGCAACCTCTGCATTGAATTGAGACGTTTCGGCACGTTGTTGTAATTGACCGGCCTGTTGACGTCCCTGGGTTAAAGAGCTAAATATACTTAGTCCGCTTGAAATTGTACTTAATGTTCCTATCGCCGAGGCTATTTTTGTTGCTTGTACTGCAAAAGCAAACCCTCCTAGGGGAATCCCCCCGGTTCCGGCTGCTGTTAATGCGAATGAAATAAATGTTGCGAATTTTGACATAGTTTTTCTCCTTAATCTGTTACGTTACCTTTAATCACCATTGATAATAATGTCATCGGCAATGGATCGGTCTGTCGTATTAATGTTTTTGTGGAATCTCTCCAACCACCTTTAGGCCTTGGTTTTTTCATTCCGGTAAAAAGAGGAACCCCTTCATCCGTTAAATCGTCACCCTGTCGAAAAAGTATCTCGGTTAAATTGTCGGCATCAAAGCCAACAAAACCGCCGACGCTTTCAAAATATTCTAAAATAAGTTCTTCAATTTTACTTCGACTGCCATATGATGTACCTAGGACACTTCCGAAATCAATATCTAATGTTTCCACTTCTTGGGTGTATCCTTCCCCGACCTGGCTCTTGGTGAACGTAGCGTCGAGCGTAATCGATCCGCTTGATACAGTCCGATTGGGATGGGTACCGCCGTCGGTTAAAATACTCACTGATTCGCCTTCTAAATGATCTAGGCCGGTTAATGTTTTCTGGCTCAATGTCCAAGCCCCTGCTGCTATTGCTGATGTATCTGTAAAATTCTTAGAAATATCTGCCGTGACAACTGTTCCGCTGGTGAATCCGGTAATAATAGCTTTTCCCTTATTGCCTTCAATTAAGCGGCCAATATCGGACGAAGCAAATACAGAACTTCCCGCAGTAAATGTAATACCCGTTCCACTCGTAGCTCCGGGGGTAAGTGTGGTCGAAAATGTTTCCCCTGAAAAGGTGATTGAGCTATCTAGGAATATAGCATCCCGATTTAGTTTACCTCGGTACTGTGTATCCAGATGCTCGATAAAGCGACGTGTTACACCGTTGATTGTTCGTTTAACGATAACCCAAACCCGGTCTTGCCCTTGGATGGGCACGCTGACAACAGATTCTACTGCGACATCGGTGCCTCCGAATTTATGTATATGCCATCCGACAATATCCTGCGGCCGTAAGTACGTTAATCCGGCTAGATTTCCATTATCTAGGACCGCCCAGATTGTGCTGACTGGTTCCATTTGATAGGCCATATCAACAATGCCTTCGTCGGTTAGATCTCCTACGTCGCCTAAAATATTTTCACTCACAATCGTAATGTCAGGGGCAATCAAGGCGTCAGCCTCGAAACTAAAAACTAATTCCCGAAGTATCTTCCCGCTTCTCTGGGCATATAAAGTAGCGGTACCTAGATGTAAAGGGGCTACTTCCTTACAACGTAAAATATTTTCATTATCGGCCTCTTTATTCGTCGGGGTAATACTGGAAGTAGTACTGCCTCCCCATAATGTCCAGATGCCGCCCTCTGTCCCGATTCGTAGGCGAGTGGATGAGGCAAGCCAGTAAATTGCATTTACCTTGGTGCTCGCTAATGTGTAATTATAAGCGGACGCATCAGCCGTATCAGGGATGAAGTCAACAAAATCATCGATAGCCGAGGCCCATAATGTATCGATCTGCTCGCGCGTACTCGCATATACTCGTCGTTGTTGGTGATAGGTAACCGATCTAGGAAAGCCCGTCGTTTCAGACCAAGATCCTAGTCGCCAGCGTTTTGTTGCTGTTGTGGCTCCGAGTGGTCCATTTACAACTGTGGCCGTGACAACAGTCGTCGATGTTCGTGCGGTAATTTCTAAATAATGAAAATCAGTTCCATCATGGAAACGGAGTAAGCGTCCGATGTCGGATGTCTGAAATCCGGTATCTGAATTAATTCCGGTCACGGCACTTGCAGTAACTGTAACCGAACCGTCAGTCCCGGATGTTGTGACAGTCGTATCTGTTGTATTCTCGTTTAAGTATGGGCCATCGATAATCGCTAATGTGGCAGATGGTGAATCCACATCTTTCATTAACGGGGTTAAGGTCCAGTTCGTATCTGACGTCCGTGTTAAATCTCGTGGCGCGTAGTTTTGATGGGTGAGTGTAATCACATCTGCGGATTGTGTAAATTGAAGTTTAAATAAATCGGCCGTAACATAAGGCGATACAATCGTAAAAATCCGATTAATGACTCCGCCGGATGTGTATGCGGTAAACCCTGTCGTATCGACATCAGTGCCGTCACGATCTTGGATTTCAAATGTATCGTCGGTTTTATTGCTTACCGTAAAAAATAAGGTGGTCTTATTTAATTCGGTCATGCCCACAATTTCCGTGAGATATACTTGATCGCCGTTCAATAGGCCGTGGGCGACTGATGTTATGACACCGGGGTCCGCTTGGGTTATACCAGTAATAGTAATATCTGATTCAAGAACCTGACCGCTATCTTTGTAAATTCGTATGTACTGATTTCCAAGTTCGATCGCATATGATTGTGTCGTACTAAATTCAAACGAAATCATTCGAGTTTTTTGCGAGCTGGTTTTTACTTCTGCAATAAATTTAGATCCTGGACGGCTAGTGACGCCTCCTTGGGGAAGAATAGTCATATTCTGTAACGATTTTAATCCGTTGGCATGGCGTTTATTGCCGCTCAACTTTCCTAGGAGCGGGCTCACCTGCCCCGAGGTCATATCGTTTTTGAGAAAATTAAATTCTGCCATATTAGAACCTGCCGCTTGGGTTTTTTATACCCCGTGTAAATACATCGGCCCGGATAGTTTCCGGCGTTCCTTCCTGGCTATCCCGACGTTTCGATTCTTTAATTGTGCGCTCAACTTCGACTAAAAATACTTGTGTAGGATTCTTACCAACGATTGTAAAATGCATGCGGGCTGACATCAGGGATGATAGAGCCTCGGTGAAATGTGCGCTAAATTTTCCGGTATCGGTTACTCGCTTAATATAAACAAGATTTGCTGGTGAAGCATTCGTTAGAAGTTTATCATCTTCGACGGCCCATTTTTCTATGGACTCAAATAATGATAAGGCGCGTAGATAGTCGCCCGGTAATAGAAATTGATTGTTATATTGAAATGGGGGTGATACCGCATCCTGGGATAATTGTTTTCGTCCCATGGCAAAGTTCCACGGATGGATAGATAACAAGTAATCGCGAAGCAACGGATACATTAATCCGCATGTCTCGCCCTCGCGTCCATCTTCCCCTAGTGCTGAAATTACATTTTCATTACCAAGTTTAATTAGTCCTGCATTACATATGTCGACTTCACTGGCCATTTAGTTTTCCTTATAAAATATATCGTACTACTGCGGCAACGGATCCGCCTGTGGATGTTCCTGTGCAGATTGTTAGAGCAAGAAAAAATGTGCCGTAATCAGGGCGTTCCGCTAATCCTAAAACTTGCCATAATTTTAAATCAATCGTAGTAATCGGGGAATCGTCAAATCGTAGTTCCCGATCGGTTGTTTTTTGATCTTTTACTTCAATAGACGAGGCAAAAAGTCCTTCGTCTAAGGCATCGGTGCTATCGACTATATTGACTCCTGATCCCACTCCCGGATATAGCCCTAGTGCAAATTTTCCCATCGCTCCAAAACTATCGGCCCAAAAGCGTGCTGATGTGAGTTTTGCGTCAACGGGTAGTTCTACCAATAGAATAACATCGCCGACAGGCGTGCTGCTTGGTGTAGTAATTTTCCCGGTGCAAACTTTTTCAGAAACATATGCTCCAAATGGAATCTGAATATCTGGATTATCTGCTGCCGAGATAAGATTAGATTTTAAAACAGCCATCTTATTCCCCTATAAATTTGTTCGGGAGTATTATATGCCCCTCCCGATGGGCTACCGATTATTCGGTGTAACGCACGATGACGAGAATATCCCCGCCAGCGGTTGTTGCTTCACTAGCGGTTAACGCTAAAAACAACGTACTATAATCAGGTTGCGCTGTAAGGCCGGCTAATTCCCATGCCTTATCGCTCCCTGTTGTAATATTCGCTGCTTCAAAACGTAACTCGCTATCTGCAACTACGGCTGCATTTACATCGACTGCACTTGCAAGCGCATCACGATCAACAGCGTCAGCTGCGACTGCGATAGTCACTCCAGATCCACGCCCCGGATAGAGGCCTAAATCTAGGTCCCCCGCTGTTCCGAGATCGTCAGACCATAAACGTACGGACGTAATTTTTGCATCGACCGGAATTTCGGCGAGCAAGATCACATCGTCTAGGGCGATAACACCGGCTGCTGTAAATTCAGCAACGATTACTTTCTCGCCCGAATAGATACCACGCTGGATTTGAATATCCAGGTTATCGGCATCTGTGATGATATTTGACTTTGAAACTGTCATAAAAAACCTCCTAGTTTAAGCTAATGGATCACAAGCAATTTCAACAACTTTTTCTTCATACATACGCGTGGCACCAATGGCCTCGAATACGGAAATAGAATCAGGGTTGGTTACTTTATCCGTTAATTGAACGATCTCAACTGTAAGCGGCAAATAAATACCTAACTTAATAGCTGATGCGCTATACACGTAAACGCGCTCATCAGAAGAGGCATCGACGCCAGCTTCTTCGTAGCTAATAAAATCAATTCCCATATAACCAGAAATATTGTTTACAATACCAGGGCCTTCTAACGGTTTACTCGTCCGAAAGTCACCACTGACTTGTTGGTTTTCTGTTGTTAGGTTCATGATTTGACGCATAGGTGCGACACAAAAGATCCGTTCATTTTGATTAATCCCAAACTTTTCGCCTAGAATCGTTTTAGCAAGTTTTAATTTGCCTGTAGTTAAGCCTACATCACCAGAACCGGCATCAAATGTATGGTCGGCAACGCCAACCTTGCTGCTAGCTGGTAGAGCGACATTGGCCGTGGTACCGTTCGTTGTTACGACTGAATTACCTTGTAGGGCTTCAATAATAACTTCGTCCTTACGACGTCCAAGTTCCCAAATAGCTGCTGTAACAATTTCGCTACGTGGGTCACTAACAAATTTAATCAAATCTTCTGGATCGAGGATGTGATCGAATGATGCCAGGACTTCTTGGACCTGACGACGTTCATTTGTAGTGTCGCTAAAGGTCTTGTCTTGACCTCGTGCTGTCTTAACATAGTGGGCTACTTTTCCGAGCTTATCGAAAAAGGTTTTATTTCCACTCATTTCTTCCATCATGACCGTTTGTGCTAAAACGGAACCCTGTTCTTGGGCTTCGTGCAATAGCATGTCACGGAACATGTCTTTGAAATGATCTTGATATGTACCTCCGAGTGCCATATCTTTCTCCTTATAAAAATTAAAAAAATATTCATGGCATTATGCTTATCCTTTCGGGGCTGCCTTGCCTTGACGCGGCTAACGACACATTATGTTAGGGGCTGTGTAAGCTTGTCCTATTTCTTTCCAACAGATTTTAACCGGTATAATTCGGTTAACTGCTTGACGGCTGAAGTGTGACCTGGATCCATTTTGTCGCGATAGCGACGAATGAACTCCTTATCGGCCCATAATTCAGCAATTCGTTCTGCGGCTTCTTTCGGTGCTGTACCGAATTGGGCGGATTTTTTCTCTCCTACCGCTGTATCTTCGTGATTAGCTTTACCAATCTCCGAAAACATTTTAACAATGGCTGGGTTGCTGCTTAGCCCTGCTTTTTCCAGGACATCTACAACGTCGGCACCGCCATATGTACGTAAGGCGTCATTGGCTAGTTCAACTCGTTGGTCATATGCCGCGCCAAATTCTTGTTTTATTTCATCGATCCAGTCTTGATTCTGTAGATCTACTTGTTGCTGGCTTAATTGTAGGGCATCTATGCTTTCTGTCATTGCATAGCTAAATACAGATTCGGCCTGTTTTGTACTAAGACCTTGTTCCAGGGCGATCTCTTTAAATTTATCAAACGAGCCGTCATCGTTGACTCCTTCTGGTAAAGTAATATGGTAATCCTCGGCACTTGCCGGGGCCCCTAGGTTTGTATAGACTTGGCGTAATTCATCGCCGGTCAATTCGTCTAACCGTTTACCAAATTTTTTCTGCAATTCAACATGACTTTTAGCCAGAGCATTTACATCTTGAAAATCCTGCAATGAGCGTTCGCTTTTTAAATCGGTATTTAAACTATCAATAAGACGTGTTGCGGGTGTCCCATCTGCGGGAGTTACCGGGACTGCTTCTGCGGCTGGTGCTGGATCAGTTCCGAGAATAGGTGTCGCTGCGGGAGCTGCTTCTTTTACGGCTGCCGGATTATCTCCTAGAATCGGTGTAGCGGCCGGAGTTGCTTGAGGTGTCTCGGCTGCCGGGGCCGGCGTAACTGCTGGTGTTGCTTCTGGTGTACTAGTCATAATGGTTCCTTGGTTAAGATTGGATTTCTTTTTGTGTCGCAGATTGATATTTTTTTATTAGGCTCTCTGCGGGTAATTCGCCTTGTTTCATGACCCTTTCAATATGAAGTATCACGGCTTTCATGCCTTCATTGTAGGCAGTCCTATGCGGATCATTAGGGGTATAGCTTTGCCGATTCATATTTGCTAATTTGCATAAATCTCCTAAAACTAGAGTACCTGTCTTAGTATTAAAAACTTCTTTATACCAAGAAGATCGAGAGGTAAAATATCGTTGTAATTGTACGTGCATTATGTGCCCTCCCCGGCGATGTCAATTCCTGATTTTTGTAAATTGGCCGCAACATCTGCGCCTTCCATTAATTGTTCTAATTGTTGTTGTTCCGCCTGTGCCTGTGCTCGTTGCTGTCGCTCAACCTCGACTTCTGCGCTAGCCCGAATTTGATTAATCGGAATACCGGATATTTCTGCTGCATCCCGAATGATTTTGTCTATGTCGAAATTATCCATTGCTTCGGGGTTAAATTCAATAAACGGTCCGACATTCGAGAAGAATCGGTTATAAGATAATAATTGATTGGTACGTTGAGAGAATGCTAATGGACTTACATATTCAATGTCTAGATCGAGTATTGACAGTCCTTGGTTGATAACCGAAGCGGGTAGATCTGGAAAAAGACCTTTACGGAATAACATGCCAAAGACTCGATTGACTAGCGGGCTTAAATACTCATCTTCAATGCGACGGATTTGTGGGCCCATAAGACGTAGGTTATTTTCCTGTGTAATGCTTGCCTCGGTCGCGGTGCGAGGTTGTTTACCTCGTAAGGCTGGATTTTCTAGGAACTGATCGATAAAGAAGGCCTTGCGTATGGCATCGCGTCGTTGTTCCATTTCGTCGAGAGCTATTTCAACACGGCCGCCTAATGGTAAAGTTTGTACTAAAGGTTGTCCTTCATCGGATAAAGCTCCGATCATAACGCCGCCGGGAAATGTTTGAAGGGGTAGCATGACACCTTCGTCTGACAGTAATAAAGGAGGGTCTAATTCTTTTTGAGCCTTTTTGATTTTTGCTTCGGACATGATCTGAATCATTTCAATATCCGATAATGAAGTCCAAGCTGGGCTGCGACCATATATCTCGCCAACTATTTTTTCCCAACGAGCAACAAGGTATGGCATCTCATGGAAGCCACCAATCTTAACGACATGTTTGTCATCTCGAGAAATATAAACGCTTGCGAACTCGAATCGCTCAATTTTGCTAATATCCCCGCCTAAACGATGAAAATCTTTTTTTGGTAAAACAGCGTGTACAAATTTAAATTTCTGATGAGGGTCTTTCATTAATGCGGTTTGCAACTTAGTGCCTAATGCGTCGTTACCCCATTCTTGTTCGGCCTGGCGTGCCGTAAACTGAAACTCTCGGTAAATAGTATCAACAAATCCTTTATTGTTTTCTTCAATATAGATCTCGGCTAAATGGCGACTTTGGAAAATCAAACCATCGTCCGGCTCTTCTGAAACCCACATCACCGCAGTCCCGAAGGAAACAATGTCTAAAAGAAACTCGTGGTTTTGCTGTGTAAAGCCTCCCTCGGATTGTGTGAACACGTTGAACATAATGTCCTGAACCTGCTCAATCCAAAGCTTGACGTCATCCTGGTCTGTTAATGATCGATCTTTTGGACGTAGGTTAAACCAACGTGTGCTCGGATCTGTTAAGCCGCTGTGTAAAATGGCTGCCAATGTTTGTGCTGCTTGCGCTGCTGTTGAATCGAAAATATTGCGATCCCGGCGTTCGCCTGGGGAAGTTGTTCGATCAAAGTCACCACGATTTATTAAAACCAGTTCGCTGATTATCTGAAACACTGTATCATGTGTATCCCGAGTCGGCCGTAACGTATCAAGGTTACTTAATAATTTTGAGACTACGCTTAAAGCATGTTCCATATTAGGATCCTAGTACACGGGTTAATGTCCCGGTTGTTTCAGCGGGAGCGGTTAAAAGTCCTTGAGATCGAATTGTTGAACGTCGGCCTCGACGTCGTGCAGCTTTCTTGCGTTCCTCTTCGCCGGCAGCCGCAGGTGCTACATCCGTAATAACGGGAGGAGGTGCTGGCGGAGGCGGAGGAGGGGGCGGTGGTGTGAGTGCCGGGGCCGGTATTTTGGGCGAGAATATTCTGAATATTGCTTTAAATTTTGACATACTAATTATTATACCTCATATATTGTAAATCTTGGAGCTGATAGTTATATTTTTTTAGGGTCTTTCCTGTCCGAATATATCGGTCTTCGTTTGGGAGCGAGACGCTCCAGATATCTATATTATTAATCCGCATGAACGCATCTACAGAGATTAAAAGTTCGGATAAAACCTGTCCGCCTTGTAAATCGTCATGGATATTCCAGACAATTTCGCTACATTGGCTAATCTCGTGATTAAACATAAAGGGCTGGACGGATCCTAAATAGAACGCCCCAAGCTTTCCATCTTTATCTCGACCCATGATACCGAGTAAACTGGCTTCGACACTTTTAAAAAATTCTTTGCTGATATTATATTCGATGCCGCTATCCTTATAAAACTTTGAGTCGTCCCACCAAGTAGCACATTGTGCGATGACTTCGTCGACCCATTGATCGAAGGGCTCGATGTTAAAATCTAAAACTGGTTGGACCTGCTTCTCTGGTTTCATTATTTCCGTCCTATTGTGAAGGGATTCCATTCGCTCTGTGTAATCTGTGTATTCGGTCTAGCGGGTGTATGGCGTCGTAATTGTGCTTTAATTCCTGTTAAGTTTGTATTTTTAAGTCCTACCGCTAAAGTTCGTAATGCATCTCCTACGTGGCTATGGCGATCATGGAAGGGTGTCGTCTGTTGAACACCTTTTGCTTCATCATAAATAGCGCGATATAATGAAAGTGAATCTAATGGGCTTATTTTTGTACGTCCCATTCGTACTTTTTTATCGCACTTCTCACTGAATACAGCACGATCAATCATATTGCGGGTAGCATGAATACCATCTTCGAGGCTGATACGTTTAGCCAGTTTACATTTTAAACCTAAGGTCTCTAATTGTCCTTTCGCAGTTTTACGTTTATCAGTTATCATTCGTTTCACAGCGTCATGCGGTAAAAGCTGATATTGATAGACATACGGTTTCATCAATACTTTTCGAGCGCAGTGAGGGATGTCCTTATCTTCAAAGATATCGCAGTCAATAATTCGCAACTCTTCGCCAATCTTTTGAGCATACCATATCACT